TTTTTTTGACGCTGGGCCCACCAAAAGAATAGATACAGAAGACTTAACTGGTGCAGAACTTTCTGCAGCCAACTTATCTAATCGTTTGCGTGTAGGTGCAGAGGGCGCTGCTGTAGTGCTTGGCGTACCTGCTATCGCGTCTTTAGGCGCAAAGACTGTTGGTGCAGGCCTTGGCGCTCTTGGCCGCACAGATTTCGCAAAAGCTGCCGCACAAGCCATAAGAGATCCAGAAACGCCGTTCAGCGCAGTTGGTGTGAGGCCAGATCTTGAAGACCCTACGTTCATGCAAAAGCAGGTAGAGCGTCTCAAGAAGGTTGGGCGCAAGTACCTAACTCAGCAGGGAGAACTGCCAGATAGGTTTACCGCTCAATACGATGCCATGCGTGTAACACAAATAGCTGCCCAAAACTCAGCGGCTAGACAAGCTGTTGAGAAGATGGAAAACGCTTTGTCTTTTGTGAACAAGAACGAAGGACTTTTCAACGATCAAGATAAGTCACAAGTGCTTGATACGCTGAATGACTTCTTGTTTGCAGAGACTACCGGCATGAAGCCTGGTGTAGGCCGTGACGTTGTAAAGCTTGGCGCAGAAAAAAAGTTAAAAGAGATAGATCAAATCATTGCTCAGAACACGCCAAAGAGCTTGTTTGGTAACAGGAAAGACCTAAGCCTGTTCCAAGGTGCGAGTGATCTTAGACAACAGATCGATGGTTTGAGCTTGTCTGTAAAAGACATATTAGAAGATGGTCTTCAAAGCGATGAAGCGAAAAACGCTTTGATTGAAACCATAGGTGATAACAAAACCTTCTATGGCATGCGTCTTTATCGCGCATTGAAAGACACCAACTACTCACCTACAGCAGAACAAGCAGAACTTGCTGTTGAAGAGCTTGTTAAATCAAGCCGTGGCCTAGATGAAGCCGCTCAACTTGACGAGACTCAAGCTAGAGAGTTGCTGAACAGTATGATTCAAGGCAATTTCAACAACGCTAAGATGCAACCAAGGGATGTTGTTGATTCAGCAACACTTAAAGGTGTGTCTCAAGGAATGTTGAAGGGCAGGAAGCTTGATGATCTGCCTGCAGTGAGAGACTTCCTTGGTGAGTACACAGGCGCAAAAGACGTTGCCATGCGATTTCGTCCTGAACTCATAAGAGCTAGGGATGTTGCTGAACAGGAAATTGGCTTGCGCACCAAGATGGTTGAGACTGTTGATATCATGTCGAAGCACATCGCAAAGTCTCAGTATTACAACAACTTAATTCAATACAATGCCAAGCTTCCAGAGGGTGCAAAGTTTATATTCGATACGATCCCACCAAACGCACGGCTTGGAGAGTACTCAAGGGTGGGTGCAGAATCTGGTAACCCGCTTGGAGAAATTACAGATTCTCAAAAAGCTAGGTTTGGCCCGCTTGCAGGCAAGTACATAAAGAACGACTACAAGGCTGCGCTTGAAGGTGGCAGTGATGTGTTTGACTTATCGAAGGGAAACATACCGCTGTATTCAACCTTCTTAGGTTTGAAGGGTATGTCTCAGATAGCCAAAACTGTTTACAGCCCGATCACTCAAATACGAAACGCAACGACTGCTGGTTTTTTTGCACTTGCAAACGGAAACGTTGGCAACTCAAAGTCTTTGGCTAACTCTGTATCAACAGTATTCAGCAATTTGAATCAACGTTTGACTGGGCCAGGCAAGGCAAACATGACGCTTGCTGAAAGGCAAAAATATTACAATGAGCTTGTTGACTTAGGCGTGATCAACACTAACGCCAAGATTGGTGAGTTTGAATCGCTACTCAACGATGCCGCCGAAGGCACTAGCTTTGGTTCTGGCGTGACTGGTAAGTTGTTTAAAAAAGCTCAAGGAATGCAGAACGGCTTTGCGGCCAAGCTCTACCAAGCATCTGATGATGTGTGGAAGACATACAGCTTTGAGATGGAACTTGGGCGTCTTGAAAGAATATTCGCCAGAAACCCAAACACTGCGCTGCCTGTGTCTGATCCCAGAAACTTTACTGAGTTTGGTTCAGTCATAAGACCGTCTGAATTAACGCCAGAGCAACTTAAAATTGCCATGAAGCGTGAGGCTGCGGAGATCGTTAAAGATACCGTGCCTAACTATGCGCGTGTACCTGAGTTCATCAAGCGGTTGCGTCAAATGCCGTTTGGAAACTTCGTTGCCTTCCCTGCTGAGATGATCAGGACTAGTGGCAACATTCTTGGTCGAAGCATTAAAGAACTAGCGAGTGAGTCGCCAGAACTTAGAGAAATAGGCATGAAGCGGTTGACTGGCATCATATCAGTCAATGCAGCGATACCGGCTTCACTGGTAAAAGCAGGCACGCTTCTCACTGGCGCGGATCAGGAACAAATTGATGCATACAAGCGGTCTATGGCTGCTGACTGGGATAGAAACTCAACGTTGATACCTGTCGCCACAGACAAGAATGGCAAAGTCACAGACTTCTATAACTTTTCGTATACCAATCCGTATGACTATGTTGGCAGGCCTGCCGCCGCTGTGTTCAATGCAGTGAACAACGGTATAACAAAAGAAGAAGATCTAAGCACCATAGCTTTCAACGCCAGCCTTGGTGAAGGTGGTGCGGGAAGAGAGTTTTTCTCTCCGTTCATGAGCGAATCAATTATTACAGAAAAAGCTCTAGACGTATTAAGAAACAATACGACATTCAACCGCCCAATCTACAGAGAGAACGACACGCTTGGAACAAAGTTCGGCAAAGGCTTTGCTCATCTTGCAGATGGATTAATGCCGGGGTTCAGCCCAGTAGACTTTACTACTAGTCCAACATCGATTGCGCCCGGATCTTTATCTTTCACTCTTAGAGACTTTCCACGGGCTGTTGCCTCTGCCGCCATGGGGGATAAGGAGCTTGGCGTTAGCAAGCAAGGTTATCGATTAGACCCAGCGCAAGAATTTACAGAGGCTTTGACTGGCGTCAAAAGCATCAAGCCGCGCACTGAGCGTGTGCTGTATTATCGTGCGCTTGAGGCGGCAAGAAACGTCCGTGACGCTGCCGGTATATTTAACCAAGTGGCAAAGACTCGCGGCAATGTCGATGCAGAAGCCACCACTCAGGCTTTTATTACTGCAAATGAACAAAGGTTTAAGGCGCTGCGCGATCTGAACATGGCGATTGAAGACGCCAAGACGCTTGGGCTTTCTACTGCTGAAATAGTCAAGCCGCTACGCGAAGCAAAAACACCAAACCTGGGCATGGTTATGTCAGGCCGATTTAAAGCATTCTTCCCAAGCTCCGAGACTATAAAGATTGCTATGCGTGGGAGAGAAAACAAGCTTTCTAATCCACTAGATATGTCTGCGATTGGGAAACAGCTTGCTCAGTTCCAAGGTGCTCCATTCAGGCCACAAGCTCAGGCCGAAGAACAAGCCGCTAGAGCGGAAGCTTTGCAACAAGCCACTGCACCACAGGGTACGCCTCAAAGTTCGCCTACACAGCCTAGCACAGCGCCTGTTGCGCCTCAGATGCCATCGCTGTTTAATCGTGCTGCGCAGTTCTTGCGCCAGCAGGAAGAAGAAAAACTGATGGGTGGTAGTTGATGTGATCCCGAAGCGGGCACCAAAGAAAGGCAAGAGCAAGTACTTCGCCAAGAAGACTGAGTACGATGGTATTGTCTTTGACTCCAAACTCGAAGCAGCCCGGTACAAGATACTCAAGCGTTACCAAGAAGCTGGTGAGATCACTGACCTTGAGGTGCAGGTAGACTTCCCATGCGTCATCACCGTTGAAGGTGAAGACAAAAAGATCTGCTCATACGTTGCGGACTTTCGTTACAAGCGCGATGGCAAGGTAATAGTAGAGGACACGAAAGGCATCATCACTCAGGTATTCACCCTCAAGAAGAAGCTTGTCGAAGCCCTCTACCCTGGCCTCAAGATACTGATCGTCAAAGACCCACGAGAGTGGTAATTAAAATGACAGAATCTTAGAAAGGGTAGACAAAAGAATTTCTGTCAAAACGGCATCTTGCGCTCATCAACGTTCTCAAGGTAGCTGCCAGGGAACTCGCGCCTCACGCTCTCACCCGTCATCATCAAGCCAGCTTCAAAGTCTGCCTTAGATAACTCACGCATCTCTGTGCTGCTGTAGTGATACTCACCCGTCACCTCAGACGTTGAGTTGTAGAACTCCATGATCCCAACCTGATAGGCCACAGAATCCTCTGTGCTTTTGCCCGGCAGATGGTTAGCGTTCACAAGCTCTGGTATCCACAGATGGTCTTTGCAGCCAAGCTTCTGCTCTTCAAAAGGTATGGCCCTATTGCTTCGCGAGCAGTACCAAACAGCACCGTTTGATTCAGTTAGCGGCTTGATGTTCTTACAGTTCCTGCAGTTGACCGATTCCGGCAGACGGCGCCCGTAGTAGATGTTGCGATACAACTCCGACTCATTCTTCATGCGCCAGTCTTTCTCAGACATGCGAGTGCTCTTGTCGGGGGCGTCACTGGTGATGATGCGCTGCGCTTTTGCTTGTGCCTTTTCCCAAACCTGCGGGTTGAAGTCGATGATCTCTGTGTACACGCTGCTGTCGTTCTTGTTGACCACCACCACCATGCATTTGGTCAGACCTAATGCGCCCATGTAGGCATGGATCTGCCATCGATAGGTTTCGCTCCAAGCTTCGTAGCTTTGCAGTTTCACAAGCTCTTTGTACCGCTTGTCGTTGGCGCTCTTGACCTCTAGCAGCAAGATCACCTCTTCGCCAGGGGGCGGCAGAACGCCCTTGAGAAGACCGTCACAGGAGCCTGCAAAGTGGCCGCCAAAGAACGATGCACGAAACTGATTGCCGTCCTTGTCATGCGAGGCGATAGACACCACATCGGTATCGCGCATGTTCTCAACCACCTGGTCCTCGATGCGGTTGCCTAGGTCAAATAAGCGCAGCATCCTGCCGCTGAAGCTTGCCGGTAAGCACCAGCGAAAGCCCATCCACAGTTTGTACTCATCGTCATCACCGATGCCGCTGAAGCCAAGGTGCCCACGAAAGCGGTCATCTTTCTCCGCTAGTTGCTCATCGATCCGATCAAAAATGGACGCTAACGACATTCCAGTACTTACCCTCTTTTCTTACAGTGATTTGTTTGATGTGGCTCATCACCTTTACATGTTTCACCAGATCAACAGCGTGATTAATGTTAGTTGGGCACGGGAAGCCGTTGGTTAGTGACCGCCACTTTTTCTCTGCCATCGTACCGGCCTTACCTTTCATGCCGATCATGATTGGCATGTTTTGTGGCCAATAGTCGCCGGGACTTAAAAACATAACATTGAGATAGTCGTTGCCATTCTTCGATGTTTTTAACTCAGCTGAAACCCACTCTACGTTCTTGATTCGCTCATGCACCTGCACGGGATCTTGAAGTTCATCAGACAACACAGAACCACTTGCTGCCATGCGGGTTGATGCCGCATCCTTCTCTTCTTCTTCAAACAGCTTGGGCTGCTCAATGGGTGCTGGCTTCAAGGCGCCGCACTCAATACATGTATCACGATCTATATCGTTGACCGCCACGCATGAGTCGCATATCCAGATCTTGGTTTGCTGCTCTTTCTCTTTGTCTTCTTTGCTTGGGATTGATGGACGGGCGGTGTCTATGCAGCCGTGCCGATCCATGTTTTCGCCATAGTCCAGAAGCATGCAGTCTTTCTTGTCGCCCCAGGTTCGCATGCCTCGACCACAAATCTGCACATACAAGCCAAGCGACTTGGTGGGACGCAGCAATGCGATGCAGTCTGTGCGTGGTGCATCCCAGCCTTCAGTCAAAACAGACACGTTGCATAGTGCGTTGATCTCTCCGTTTTCAAAACGTTCTAGCACATCTTC